TTTGGATACATTGCGTGAAGTCTATGGAAAAAATCAACTGTAGCTTCTACATCGTACCAACCTTTTTTACCGTTAGTGCCAGACGTGAAACAATGTTCACAATTTAACTGGCACGTTTCGGTGGTTTTAAGGTAAACCATCATTTCTTGCATTTAATTCTCCGTTATGGAGTATATTGTGCAGGGAATATTTTGTTCCAAGTCGAATTACCCCAAATAAATATTTCTAAAGAAGCTCCTGAACCTGTAACTTTTATGTCACCGTTCACTGGAACCGTTGGATTGGCGTGGACTAAATTACCACCACCTGTACCGTTTAAAGCATCAACATATCCCTTTGTTGCAGCTTCTAATGTTCCCGTTGGTGGATGGTCTAAAAATAAATGAGCACCTGTAGTGTATTGTGTAGTGCCATATATTTCTTGATTACCAGTAGTCGCTCTTAAAGAATATTTACGCTCACCTAAATAGTTTAATAATTCGATAGCGTGTTCATCACCATTATTATCACCAGTTTTTATTAATATACCACCAGCATCAAGAGAAGGGGTAGTATCGACAAATAAACCGAAATTACCTTCACCATGAATGGTTGAATCACCGGAACCCAATGTAATCGAATTATTATTTAATTGTAATGCCCCAGTCATTGTATCACCAGTAATCAACACATAATTACTAGTAACCAAATTAGTTAAATCAGTGATAGCATCATCAACAAATTTCTTATTAGGTATATCATTATCGTTAGTTAATAGTGCTTCATAAGCAGCGGTAAAAACATGTAACGTACCATCATTCTCAACAGACAGCAAAGCGGTTTGAGAACCACCCAAATGTGACCCTTTTGTTATAAAAAAATCATCAGTTCCAGTATTATCACCATCAAAATTTATTCCAAATCTTGTACCAGAGGATTGTGACATAGCAGAATCAGCTCTAATATCTGGTGCATCTGATATTTGCCCTTGTCCTTCGTTTAAATATAACGTCCCATTTGTTCCAGCAGCATTAGTAAACCTTAACACACCATCGGTATGCCCTACCGAACCTATTAATCCAGATTCAGAAGATATGGTATCGCCAGCTTTCAAAACATAACGATCTGCAACACTATCAAATGTTCCAGCATTATAAACCATCAACTGATCTGTAACAGTGTCATACCATAACATACCATCAGTAGGTAGTAAAGGTTCTTCTGGTGTACTTTCGAAAGCACTACCGGAACCCACTAAAATCCATTGGAAAATATCTGTAGCTGTATTCGAAACGTTACGATAGATGTATAATTTATCATCAGTTTTGTTAAACCACAATTGACCGATAGTATACGGAGGGAATAACATTGATGGGTCTGGTTCTACAATCGTATATTCAACATTACCTAGTGTTGCCGCTTGATCGTCTGGAAATGCTTCAACAATAATAACAGTTGTAAGATTGCTAGGTTGATCGTATGAACTAGAAACGGTTGTATATGTTCCATCGTTAATACTACCAGTTGAGCCGCCAATGTCGAAAATAAAACCTGATATAAAATCGCTTGTGGTATCACCGAAATAACTTACGAAGTGTGTTCCAACACTACCATTGTTATCAGCGTTTTGTATTGCAGATACTAATGGCATAGCACGTTCAGGGCTTGCGAAGTTTTCTAATAGATGAAGTAAATTTTCATTTAACGCTTCACCATATTTTAAACGACCTGTACCATGTAGTATTAGGCTTGAGTTAGAGTTTGAACCCGTACTTCCGTCAATTTGATTCGGGTTGATAATGAAACCTGGTTCATTAGTATCTGTATAATTTATAGAGTAAACAGTTGCCATATTAGAATCGTCCTTAAAATAACTTTTACTCTATTTATAGATTAAGCTTTTCTATATATCCTTTAATTTTAGTAAGTTGCTCAGGATTGTTCTTCATTTTAGATGACCAGACGTTTTCTGGTATCAAACTTGTTATAATAGACGTTTGTTCACGGTTCAAATTGTCGGACATTAGGAACGCTTTAAAGCCTTTAGTGTTCAACAGTAGCCACGGTGATAAATGTCTTGTCTGTATCAAATGAATATACTCGTTAGGATATAACTTATATAAGACTTCCCTTATGTTACAATTAAAGCTAGTAGCCAAACGGTTTAAGGTTTGTAGCGAAGCGATAGCATTATCTAACGGTTTAGAATTGTCCAAATATTCGATATAAGCCGTATAAACCATTTCACTATCCCAAGTGTTAGGTGTAAGCTTTTTCGAGCATACGAACTGCAAGAACGCGCTTATAGATGGGATATTTCTATCACGTATATAAGTTTCGAAACGCACAAAGCTGTTAAAATAGTTAGAGTCTAAGAAATAGTCAAGCTCATATGATGATGAATGTTTACCCTTCACCCATGTTACGAAATAGTTATACGCTCGTTTACCTTGCATAGTTTTAGCGTATTTTGCACGTTTCATTTCTTTACATGCGTGTTTTTCGAACGCTGAGGCAATCTTAAATTTTTTAAAACAGTAGTCACATTGTTTAATCACGTTTTTTCAATTCCCTTTTGAGGTCAGCAATTTCCTTTTTCTGATAACCTAACTCTTCACACATTAATACAATTTCTTCATTAGTATAGGCGAAAAAATAATCTTTACATATCTTTTTAGCATCACCAGTATACTCGCTTAGAACTTTTAATGCTTTAGGAAAGTTAGAAAGTGGTTTCTTCTTTGTCCATTTGCAACGTTGCTTAGTGGTGGAAGCCGCGCACATTAACTGGAATAACAATTGTTTATGGTTAGATAGTTGGAACACTGCATTGTTTACAACGGTGTTTACTAAGAAAATTTGCAACCCGTCGTCAACACCACACATCCATTGCTGGACTACTAATGGTTGAAACCCTTTAATTTGTTCGTCTGTTAATGTATCCCAAAACTTATAATCTTTTTTGGCTATGTGTTCGAGAGTCTTAAAGACATCTAATTTATATTCCTTTGATGCCATTGACTGTTACCTTTTTATTCGGGACGGAAAATTTACTCTCACAAAATTTACATAATATGTGATCGTCGTTATGTACAAGCATGTGCATAGGATGGACACAACTCGCTATCATTGTGGTTCTTAAATCTTGTATCATATCTAAGATTTCAACACGTTTAACTTGAAGTTCGCGCATTTCTTCTTCGATAGGTTCAAGTGTTGTTAAAATCTTAGTCATTTTTTCGTGCAATCTAGCCCACGCCATACGTTCTTTCTTAGATGAAAAGGTGTTAAGAGCTTCACACTCTTTACGTTTATCCTTTTCGTCCTGTGTTTCATTTTCTGGGACACGATTTTTAGACATTATATTGTACCCAATTCTATAAACAATGCAGCAAGATTTATTTCTCTGATTGCTATGGTGGTATCATTTTTAAGATACTTAGCAATCATAACAATGCCTTGTTCCCACGCTTCCGTTTCTTTGAACTTTTTACATTTGTCTAAATTTTTATACAGAAATTCAAAAACCGATACAATTTCATCATCAGAAACCTGAGCGCATACAATTTCGCGCATACTTTGCCAGTTATTTTTTTCCAGATATTCTAAGATTTTAAACTTATAATCATCACCTTCACCGACGCTGGATGGTTCCAGAAGAACACCATTAACGCAATGTTGTTGGATGGTTTGGATAGTTTTACGAAGATCAGGGTAACACGCATCAACGTATGGCATGATTAAATTCTTATCGAATTCTATTTTTTCATCCATGAGAATTTTGATAACTCTCATAACAGTAGATTTTTTGTCAGGTGCTTTGAAGTCGAATTGATACTGACAACGGGATTTTAACGCTGGGATTATTTTGTGGATATAGTTGCATGTTAAAATGAACTTAGCGTGGTCTACATAATCTTCCAATAGAACACGTAGAGAAGCTTGCGCATTAAACGATAAGAAGTCGCACTCTTCCAACTGTACCACACGGTATTTACCGTCAGGGATGCACGATACGAAGTTAACCACTTTGTTACGAATAACTTCAATAGAAGTTTCGTCAGAACAGTTAATTCTTTTAACGTCTGATTCTGCAACACCCAATTCGTGTATCAACACATCAGATAAACTAGTTTTACCTGTTCCCTGAATACCGGAGAACAGCGCATGACCGACCATATCTTCTTCTATGATAGATTCGACTAGTTTTTTCTGCTTATCGTTTTGAAATATATATTCTTTAATGTTAGTAGGTTTGTATTTCTTAACCCACAATTTAGTCGATAAATTTGACATCAACCACAACTCCTTAATGTAAAAAGAGTCATGGTATCACGATTTCTTAGATCATTAAACCGATCTTATAGATTCCATAAGATTTTTTCGTTTAGCGACCTGTTCCGTAGTGGCTTTTATTTCGGGGGATATTTCTATCGGAGCAACAAATTCTTTTATCTCTTCGACTGCTTCTTCAACAGCTTCTTCGATAATTTCAATTTCGTCTTCGACTTCCTCTATAACTTTTTCTACAACAGGTTCTAATTTTATAGGTTCTTTACGTTCCTTTTGTAATTTCCTATCGCTTATAGCGGAGTTTGTTGCCAGCACCAGAACCAATGCTAATGGGTCAAATGCAAACATAATCATAAAGATCATATATTTTATAGCGTTATCAACGTCTTTGTTCATAACTTTTGCTATATAAATGATTGGACCTGTGTGACTTTCCTGCACAATTTTTTGTTTTTGAACTTTAGATAGTTCGGTGCTTATAACGTCTAAGCGTTCTCTAATCTTAGTGAACTCGTCTTTATACATCGTTTGAAGACGTTTACGCCCACTTACATAGTTATTAGGTAGTGCGGCTATGTCGTTGTCCATTTGTTGCTTACGCGCTTCCAGCTTTGTACGTTCGATCTTATAATCATCTACTAGACCGGACATTTCTGCTAAAGGTATGGAATCTTCTTGATAGGATGCTGATAGAAATCCGAAAATTCCTACAGAGGTTATGAACATTAGGACTATTATAGCGGAAATGAGATACGTTTTCATTAAGAAATTTATCTTATCCCAGAATCTATAAACATAAGATGCCGCCATCAATTTTCCAACTTCTAAGCTGGAACCCATTATAACAATAGACCAGAATGAACCTGTGAAAATAGCAGCTAAACCATAAATTGAGAAATATCCAGCAGTTGCCGATATTGTTAACGCGCTAAGTATTAGTAGTATTATGAAAACCATAAAAACTCCTTTTAAATAGTATATTTATACTAAATATTACAAGCCGTTCTACCGTTCAGACCACAGTTAAGTTTTTCCAGCTTAGATGTTCTTAGTTTTTGCTCGTTATCGACACATTTTGTTTCATGTATCATATCAATTAGAACACTTAATAACCGTTCAGCACCGTATGATTCTACATACAGTCTTATATCGTCTTTAGGTATTCCATGTATTTCGCCCATTGTATACATTCCAGAGTCGTCGTCTGCAACATACTTAACGGTTAATAGTGTACACAGTTCAGGCATTAGAATCCTGTGTCTGGTAACGTGTCAGATACAGCCATAACGTGGGTATCTTCTGTTTGCCATAACTCAACATCGTTGTGAATAACTTTCTCAGTCCACATCATAGGAGCGATTAAAATATAGGTATCCATCGTGATTTCTGGACACACTTCAACACCTAACGCAGTAATCTTCCCCCAACGAGGCGATTCAGTCGAATGTTCAGGTGTTGATAAAACTATAATTCCAGAATCCGTTTCTTCTTTGAAGAGAGAAGTTCTTGTATCTATATCAGACAAGAACTGGAACATAATTTTATTTCGTAAGGGTTTAATCATTGGTTGTGCCTTTTTTAATGCTTCTAACAGTTTCTTTAGGTTTATCAACTACTTCTTTAGGTGTAGAAGTATCCACTAGACCATTTTTAGGTTTGGTTCCAGTTTTTTGTAATTCTTCTTTAGCTCTACGAATTCTACGTTGTAATTTGTTATCAATGTAGTTACGTCTTTCTGTCACTTCTAAAGGTGATGGTGCGGATTTCATTTCTTGTTTGATTTTTAATAAATCAAAATCTACCATATCACCTTTGATTGACCTTACTATTTTTGGCATCGTTAGTCCTCTATTTTTATAAATTCATGAAACTCTAAGCCGTATTTATAAGAATCAATATGGTGTGTTCCTATAAGGTATAAAACGTATGACGCTACGGAGCTACCACGTCCAACCCCTTTAACAATATTATTCTTTTCCATTTCATCATTAACATATATTAATGTTCTAATGAAGTTCAGATGTTCGGGTAGATTGAAATAAGTTAATTCGTACATTACTCGTGCTAAACGTTTTTCCCATTCACCGTTAGTAGTGTTATAAGATTGTTCGTTAAACTTGTCGATAACATAATTGTCAAGGTCGATGCTAAGATATTCTTCTGGAATGTTCCAGTCGAAGTCCAACTCTTTCTCAAAGGTTTTAACTTCGATGCGTTTGGTTAACATGTTATTATATTTTTCAATGTCAGGTGTTATTTTAGAAACATAAACATCGCCTATGGGTTTACCATCTAACACCAATTCTATTAAGGTGTCAGGTTCCACGATAGAATCACCATCGTAACACAGTGTTCTATCGTCTAATACCGTGGAATTAAACAAATTCGTCACCAGTTCCGTTGGATGCACCCGTTTTGGCTGGTACAGCATCACCCATACCAGAACTTGCTTTAGCCTGTTGCACCATATTTTCTATTTGGGATGATGATAACGGTTCCGACTGTATGGGTGCTGGAACACTGTTAACAATTTGTTGATTGTGTGGAGTTTGATGTTGCGCAACTGGTGCAGACTGTGGAGGTTGATACCCCGTAGGTTCATCATAGTATTCTTCTTCTTTGATAAGAGTTATACTGCTCCTAATCGTTGACCATTGTTCAGCGTTTGGTATCCAATCCGAATCTTGAAATTCTTCTAAACCTTCCAGCCAATTTTTAAACTCTTCGAGTGTTCTTTCTTTAAGTTTAACCTTAGCTTTTCGTACTTTTCGTGCTTTTTTAGGGGCTAGTGCAACTATATCATCTATTATAGGCGTGTTACTTACCACCAAGCTTTCCGCTGTCATTTCATGTTCTTCTATCATAGTTTTTATTATTATTATTATTGTTATACCATAAAGTCGCCAATGACTTTATTTGTTATCATTTTATACTGGTCGAAAGGTGTTATGTTTATCCAACGATTAGGTGAGATAGGATGACACAACATTTGATTTTTGTAAAGCAGAGGTGACGTGAATTTATATTCTGGGACATAATCCATTATTTTTAGTTTTATGGGTACAACTTTATCCGTTATCGAATCATACCCAAACACCAAAAAATCTGTGTTGGTGAGTTCGTGGATTTTAACTGTGTCAACTTGAGAAGTTTCATCAGAGTAAACTAAAACGTGATAGCTTGTGGGTAAATAAAAGCTGAAACCGTTTATCTCAACTAAAAAAGCTGGTGAAACGATTTCTTCTAACGCTAACAATGGTGATAACGTTACGTCTATTATATCCAAATTTAGTGTGTAGAAATATTCTACGTGGGTAGGAGTCAGCACAGTGTCAAATATAACTGGCTCCATGTTTTCATCGAAAATTATCAAACTGGTAGTCCTTCTTTTTATTATTATAATACCAATAGATTATAATAACAAGATATTCTAATGTTTGTCAAGCTTTATTTTTATAAACCGCCTAAATCTTCTCCACCACCAGCAGCTATTTCACCTTCCCCACCAGCACCATCAGGAGTCATAAGGTCGCCAGCAGAAAGATCACCGCCACCCATGTCACCCATACCGCCACCCATGTCACCTTCCATTCCCATAGTTTCAGGAGAATATATTTTACCTAATACAGAAGGGTCATAGTTGTCTGGATTTTCACCCATTTCTATAAGTTTCATACGTTCGTTTTCTAATATCTCTTCGTCAGTTAATTTCAAGTAACGTTTCATAGAGAATTTCTTAGCTAAGTATGGTAAAGCGTCAGCACTACCGAACATACCTAACAACGCTGCATCCATTTCTTGTTCACGATACTTGCCAAAGTTTGAAGGTTCTGGTAATTTGATTTTGAATGTATTGTTGTCAAAGTTGATACCAATAGACCTTAGATACGATTTAAACTCTTCGTCCATCACACGTTCTAAAGATGCTTGTAATCTTTGCACATATAGAGAGAATCTTAGTTCTACAATGTAACTTTGTCCAAGCTTTCCATCGTTAAAAACTGCACCGCCAGTATCACCTTCTTTCATGTAGGATAGTGGGATTCTTAAACCGCGAAACACTTTATCACCAAAATAGTCTAAATCTTCGATGGAACCTAAGTTTTGACCACCTGGTAATGTTTCAATTCTGGAACCTTTACCATCACTTCTTTGTGCTAAGAAAAAATCTTCGTTTTGTGATTGTGGATTGTAAACCGCTTCGATCTCGGAGTTATTACCGTTGAACGTTGGGATTTTTTTCTGTTTAATCTCATTCTTAATTTGTTCGAGATATTGTTTAATACGTTGTGGAGGCATTTTACCTACATCAATATAGAACACACGACGTTCAGGCGCACGTTGTATACGGTAGATAACTACAGCATCTTCCAACAGTTCTTTTTGTTTAAACGTTCTGTATACTGGACGTAAAACCGATTCACCAAACGGAGCATTATCACTCATGTCATCGTTTAACGTACATCTAACGATTTCGCTATCCTGATAAAATTCTGTCTCTTCTGTACCACCTACACCGGATGATGGAACACCATACGAGGTTTTCGCTTCTAAGAGGTGATTTTTAATTTGCCACCCTTGTATATCAGTAACGTCTTCCGAGTTAACCACGGCTGATATAACGTCTTTAGGGTGTATAAACTGCCAGCGTGTTTTACCTGATACTTTTCTAAAGAACACATCACCGTATTTCACGGTATAACGTGCAAGGTTGAATAAACGATTTTCCCAATCGTGCATATTTTGCCAATGGCGCAAAGCAGCTTTAAGTGTAGCTACCATGTTGTTTGTCACATCAGCATTACTTATATCATCAACTTCTAATATTAAAGGGTCGTCATCTTTGGTGTTGTTACCGATCATTTCTTCAGCGATCAAATCTAACGCTCTACTAATGTCGATGTCATTATCCATCAAGTCCCATTCGCGGTAACGAACTAAGCGTGAAGCCGAACCTTGAATAATTTTATGATACCAATTGTAATTCCCATAAGAGCCTGGTGAACCGATCTGTTGATTATCGGTCACTTCCGCTGATGTAGGTTGTTGTTGGATTATCTTATAAAATCCAGTCCATTTTGATGATGCCATATAGTATCTCTTATAATTATCTTATCGGTTTATTTATCAATCTTAAAATTCTGCGTTACCAAACGCTAAATCACTTTGATATTCATCTGATGCCATATACGCAGCATCTTGATTACGTTTCATTTCGTCAGAAGTTTTAAGTTGCTTCTCATTAACACTTACACCTTTTTCGTTTGAATCTACTATTTTTTGTAATAGTTCATTCTGTTTAACTGTGTTCTCGTTTAACATTTCAAGTGTAGACGGTTCACTGCCTTTATCTTTTTTAAGGCTATTAGCACCTTTGTTGCCGCTTACTGCGCTAGTATTCAAAGATTTACCTGTTCCCATAGGTGCTTGAATAGTTGAAGATTTTCCACCCATAGGTGAAACTTTTCCTGATTCTTCTTGTCCGGCAAACCTCGACTGTATTAAGAATTGACGTAGTTGAGAATCAGAGCCAGCTTCGCCCATAGCTGTGTTAAAATCATCTTCTGACATACCTTTAATATTCTTTCTATGTTTACCTATTTTTTTACGGTTTCTTCGTCTACCACCGCCTTTTCTTTGCGCAGAGTCACTAGTCTGGGAAAAATCTCCCATATTATCGTGTCTATCCATACCAAAAATATCACTAGACATTTGCTTTGCGCTATCTCGAACGTTCCATTCATCTTTAAGTCCCAGATATTCGCCTTTGTTGATGGATTGTGTGTTAGCTCCTGAACCCTTCGAAAAGTTTCCGTAATTGGCACTTATGCTTTGTAGACGCTTTTTAACAAATCTAGGGTCATCATCTTCATATTCGTTAGCGGCAAAATAGCCAGATGGAGTGGAACCTTTACCTTTACCAATACTTGCAGGTGATAGTGTTGACGCGGAGGCAGTTACACCACTTTTGGGGTTTTTGCTCTTATTTTTAATTGTTGTTCGGGTTCCATATCGTGCTTGAATCAAAAATTGTCTTAATTTTTTATCACCACCAGCATCCCCCATCATTCCATTAAAATCGTCTTCCGACATTTTTTTAACTTTTATTTTCTGTCTATCAGCCATCAATCCTTTAGTGGTTTCACTAAAGTCCATGCGGTTTTCCCCTTTACCACTAGACGAAACCGCTCCACTCACATAATTAGCATGGCTTCTGTTTCCAAGACTATTTCTAATTTTAAAGAATTCATCTTCTTTTATTTGTTTTTTGTTTTCCCCAGACCCAGTATAAAACTTCCCATCTTTCATTGAGGTTTCTTGAGGGGCAGGTTTGAAAAATCTACCACCTTTTTTAGCACTGACAAATTTTTGCGCGTCTTTATCTTTACCGCCATCACCACCGAGCATACCATGTACACCCTTAGCAACGGTTCCAGCATCTACAAGTCCGAAAGTTAAGCTTGAGATAGCACCACCAAACGTTGATGCGGCTTTCATCCCAGCGGTTAATTCTTTACCTTTAAAGTGTTCGCCAGCAGCGTTAAATCCTTCTACAGCTCCAAATACTGCACTACCTAATGTTGCTATAGGTCCTAAGAATTTCAACATACCAGCACCCTTAGAGAGTACACCAAGTCCCATTTTTCCAAGACTACTAGCAGTAACAGCACCTTTAACCGCACCAGAAGCCATTCCAGCACCTTTAACCGCACCAGAAGCCATTCCAGCACCTTTAACCGCACCAGAAGCCATTCCAGCAGCTTTTCCAACACCAGAAGCCATTCCAGCAGCTTTTCCACCAGCGTTCATTACCGATGATGCACCTTTAACCGCACCAGAAGCCATTCCAGCAACCTTACCACCAGCGGTAGAAGCCATTCCAGCCCCTCTTCCCACCAACCCACCAGCATTAGTCGCTATATTTCCTATTCCACCAGCAGCAATTTTCCCCATTCCAACAACTTTATCTGTGGCTCTACCTATAAGACCACCCAAGCCTTTACCCTTATCGGAAAACATTTTGCCAAGTCCGGCTAATAAACCACGTTTCCCAGCTTTCATCATCATCAGTTTAGTGATATATAATAATGTTGCACCTATTCCAGTCAATAAACCATTTGTTGCTAAACCTGTTGTAAGCATCTGACCGTATTCAAGCGCACTTGTAGCTAACGACGCAAATACACTATTTTGGTCGGCATTTTGCCCCTGTATATCTCTAAGTATTTGTGCTTCCGCAGTTTCTTTATCACCTAAGTTTATATCACCCAACCCATTAGCCATACTTTGTATTTGACTTCCAAGTTTCCCATATAATGCGTTTGTGGTTAGATTACCAACGTCGCCAGCGTCGCCAGACCTTGCTCCGGCTTGTTGTTGTTCCAGTTCAGCAACAGCTATCATAGCTTTCGCCTGTTCTTTGGGGGCTAATTTATCTAAACCACCCATACGCAGCCCTTTAGCCACCAGATCAGCGTTCTCTATACCCATAGCTTCCATAACTGCTTGGGTTTTATAAGATTCCTTTAAGCGTTCTTTAGGGTCCATTCCTGCTACGCCATGTAACGCTTCCCCAGCTCTTAATGCTTGTTCAGCGGTTAATCCTAATCCAACCAGCATTCGTTTATTAGCCAAACCACGTTCTACTACAGCTCTACGTTCAGCCCCGTTGCTTGCACCCATTAAACGATTTCTAATGTTGTCATTTTTGACATACTCTTCCATTGCAGCCGCTTGTTCTGCGAATGTTTGTCCTGTAGCCGCTTGTATTTCTTTAAATGTTTGTGTTAAGCCTTTCGAACCTGTGGAGCTTTTCTGCAACATTAACATTGCATCACCAGCATTAATACCACCGATTGACATAGCGGTTAAAACCTGTGTGCTACCTTTAACAGCTTCACCTAAATCCCCATAGTTTTTAAAGTTTCGATCTGAAATTACGTTAAGTTTGTCTGCAAATTTTTCAGCACCACCCATACCAGCAACTAATCTTTTATTTTTAGCCTCTAGTTCTAATAAATCTGAAGGTGATATACCTAGCTTGAATGAGTCCCATGATTTCCCGAACGTGTCAACAACGGAGCTACCATATTTTAAAGTGCTACCTAATTGATCTACGAAATTTTTAACGGTGGCAGTTGCACCAGCTTTGATAGCAAAGTTACTAACAGTATTATCTAAGAATCCAGCAGCCGCTTCTATCCCTCTACCGACTACAGTGATACCGTCGGTAATTTCCTCACCAGCTTCTTCTATTTCTTCTGCAACTTTCTTGCTAAGTTTGGAAATGTCGTCACCAATGAATTTTTTAATATCACTGGATTTTAGTTTACCCTTCTTAAAGTCTTTAGCTGTTTCAGAGAAAGCATCACCTAAAACATCAACATCTTTAAGTAACTTCGCTTCGATTTTTCTAAGTTTCTTTTTCTGAACGGTAGAAAGTTTTTCTTCGCTAGTAGTGTTCTGTAGAATATCGTAATAGTCTTGAAGAGCTTTATTGTTTTCTTTTAAAAGTTTATTTCTAAGTTTACTTAATTTACGATCTGCAAGAACATCGGTGGATTCACCACCACTAGAGGCAATAGCACCGCCAGAATTAGCAGTATCAATTTTACTAATGTTTGCTGAACGACCGCCAATACCGCTCTTCTGGAATTCTTTAGCAAAGATTTTTGCCGCGAATTCGATGTCCGTCTGTTTAGGTATTTCTGATGCCATAATCGCTTCCGTAACTATTTGTAATATAGTTATTTATCAAAATGTCAAAACAGTTAAGAACAGCTTAAAATGGGAAACATAAATAGAAGCAAATAACTTATTAAGAGAATAATAATGGAAAAGAATATTAACCCGTTACTAGAACGCGCCCGTATGCCAGGTGAAACATTTACATTACCATCAGGCGGTTTGTTTTATAAAAACGGTGAATTAGATGAAGCCGTGGAAAATGGTGAGGTTTATATCAACCCTATGGTAACTTTGGACGAAATCATTTTGAAATCACCAGATAAACTTTATAGTGGAGAAGGTATAATCGAAGTGTTTGGAAGATGCGTTCCACAAATTTTGAAACCGTCGGAACTGTTATCTAACGATGTTGATTACATATTAACAGCTTTACGAAAAATTTCATTTGGGAATACTACCGAAATTACATATACCCACGATTGTGCAAAGGGAAAAGAACATAAGTACAAACTTGACATGAGTAATTTCATCAAGAACACTAAAAACATTGACCCTACCAGCATTAAGCGTGAATACACTAAAACGCTTATGAACGGACAAGAAATTATGTTATCACCGCCTAAATTTTTGCCAGCGTTAAAAATGTATCAGGCATCATTGGATACATCTACATTAGACGAGAAAGAATTGGAAAAAAGTGTGTTAACAAATGTTGCTACTATGGTAACAAAAGTTGACGAAATTTCAGATAATGCTATGATTGCTGAATGGGTAGGTGTTTTAACTCCTGAACAATTGTTAGAAATTAAAGATTTCGTAACGGAAACATCTGAATGGGGAACCAACTTCCAAACTAACGTCAAATGTAAGGATTGTGGAAAAGAAATGGACATCACTTCAGAAATGAATCCAGTTAGCTTTTTTTTTCTTTAATGGCATCGGGTAATATGACCCGAATAACTGAAATGTATACGGTTCTCGGTAGAGAATCGGAAAACATTGTAAGAAATGTGATTTCTATATGCTATTTCATGCGTGGTGGCATAAGTTACGATGATCTAATGTTCAGAACACCTGGTGAACGCGATTTAATAAGCAACTTTTTAGAAGATCGTTTAGACAAAGAAGGTAAAAGAGACAACCCTAACTATTAACCGTCGGGGTTTTCTACAAATTCATAATCATCAGTAATGTCAATGTCATCAAGGCTAAACCATTTCTCATAGTCCAATCCCTGCGAATCTAAGTCTGTTATGACCTCATGACTCGTAGTACCAACATTACCTACCATTCCTATACGAAACATAATATCTTTGATGTAATCGTCTTTTATGTTTGCCGGAGCTGAAATTTGGATTGGTAATGAAAATTGCATCTTAACAATTCTCATGTTTTTCTCTGCACCAGCCGGAACATTATTTTCTAAATTTATACCATCCATTCTAACAGTTGATAAACGAGTCCAATCGAATTGGTTATCATTCTTCTGCAACGTCAGTGTAGGGTCAAACAGTACCATTATCTGTTCCATAATTTGCAACTGTTGTTCAGTGCTGGAAGTGTAGATAGCTAATTCCACACCTAAACGATATGGTATAGGCATCAACTGATGAACTATCCTAACATCTTCTGGATATAACCCACCTCTAGGCACATAAGGTTTTCTGCGTTCTACGTTTACACCTTTTCTAAGTGTTTCGTCTAATTGAAATTCATTGTATGTTACCGACATAATCGGTAAATGTATTAATTTGTTCTGTGTTGCACCAGCTTTTATGTATGCGGTCACACGATCAGCATCGCCATAACGTATTGGGATGGTGATTAACTTTCTTTCACCGTCTTCACGTTTACCAGTCTGCACTTGCATTCCAGCGAAGATTGCCATAAAATGGGTCACATAGGTTTTAATTTGGTCTGCATAATAGAATGGTAATGCCATCTAACTTATTCCTTTTCGGTTGTTTGTGTATTTATAAACTTGCTATTGCATTAACAATGTGTATAATGGACGCAATAGAATTGAAAAGACCGTTAAAAAATGAATCAGATGAACGTTTACGAAGAAAATGGTTACGCAAATAGACAGGACTATCTCAATTCGTTGTGCATAGAGTACGATGAAACATTGGTTCTCGAATTGTCTGCACTGTTAGGGGAGTCGGAAGATTTCGACGGTTTGGTAACAAGTTTACAGGATGCTTGTTTATGACACAACATACACACGAATGTTGGGGGGATGATGATGGTGTAGAATATCCAGAAGAAAGTCCTGCGGTAAAGGATGTTAATGTTTGGATACACCCAAGCTTAATGATGATGACGCACGATTATTCTTGTCCGATATGTCGGGAAAATCACGCAGTAATATCAAATGGTGTGATGACACCTTGTTGGGAATGTAACGAAGAAGGTTTTCGTATAATAAAACTTAAACCGAAAAACAAATGCTGGTTATATAACTGGTTTAACGGTATCAAAGATAAGGTATATTAATATGTCACACTCTAAAGTACAATTATGGACGATCTATGTTGAGAAAAATCCACATTGGGAAAAAGATAACGTAACATTAACGCCATCAGGTTTGAAAAAACTATTTGAACAGGCATACGAAAAAGGTTACGAACACGGTAAGAGCGTTGGGGCTGCTACAGAAAAGTTAAAAAGTCGCGCTAAACCGGAAAATAAATCTGGTTTTGGTGGTGGTGGTGGTGATTTCAGCGATGTATTTGGTGATATTTTTAAATAATTAAGAGGTAAAAATGTTAGAATTAGTAGTAGGTAAAGAGGACGGAACCATTGATAATGCTTCCGTTCCCATAAGATGGTGCATTGATAACGAAACGTTAGAAAAGGCGCAAAAAGATGGGAACATGAAAATTCTTATTCAGGTTAAATATGACCACTATACAGAAGATCGTTTCCTTCATAAGTTAACCAGCTATATGACGTATGTGCCATTAAGACGTTCAGGTGATGTCGAAATTTGCGCTTACATTGTTACCGCTAAAAGTAAAAAACGTTCGAAAAATCATACGTTTAATACAATTTTTACTGCTCGTTCCGGTAGTAAATTCGCCTATAACATTGATCTTGATCGTGACATAGGTGACAGAATTTTGGTTGATTGGTCTGACGAAAATAGCGATTCTTGTACTATTGTCGATAAAGTACACGATTATTACAAAATTAAAATACCAGAAAACGTGTTTGGCGCGGAATTACCTAAATGGTTTGATAAGATCGTGAACCGTTATCTGGAAAGTAAAACTAATGACGAATGCCATCGTAACAGACGAGTAATAACGTTTTTCATGTTTAGAGTTTGGGTTGTGGCTATTGAAGCTCTTATCTCGGAACTACGAATGCTCAGTATGTTCTTTTTGGTTTTTATGTTGGGGTGGTTTCATGTTTCTTTAAAACGATTAGGTAAACCATTTGTGGACGGTTGGAACAAATCTGGTGAAATATTAGCAGAAGACGTGAAAAGCAAAAATGTTCTAACATTTTTTTACGATGCCTCGTTTAAATGGCTTAGAAAATTTTATCCAACGCCAGAGAGTAAGGTGATATGTAAGAACGTTAGCGTGTTGTTTGCGCTGATGTTCTTACCCACGGTTCCATTGGCTTATAGCTTATATCTTGTAATTTCGGTAGAGGTGCTTGGGATACCATTTAACGTTCTAGCGTTGTTTATGCCATTAATAATCAACACTTTATTGATATTCGTGGTTTTGTTGTGTATGAGTATCTTCGTGGGTATCGTGTCAGCTTTAATTTGGTTTTGGGAATTGTTACCGACACCAAATTTTAGTATTATATTCAAACCTTTCACTTTTGTGGGCGATTTAATTGTTAACACCATATTCGCAATAGAAAAATGGTATAACGACAAATTTAACAAGAACGCAGCTCTTAAAAAAGAACTACTAACATGTAATGGTGATGCTAATAGTGTAACCACTGACATTAAAAAGATTCCACTGTTCGAACGTTCTCCAACATTGATATATCTTGATGTTAAGAACAAAGTCTGCAAACCGATGAAACGCTAATGTTAGGTATTTACACGTACTATAAAGACTTTGGGCGTTCGGGTGAACTTCATGGTCTGTTTGTAGCAGACCATGAAGAGCTTCTTAAACTGGACGGTAAAACAGTATACTTTGGTGAAGTGCTAGGTAAACACTCAGAAGTGATTGTTGAGTTCTCATATGATGAAGACATAGATGTGAGAACGCAAGATCAAGATTTCATCAAAAAATTCCAAGAAATTATGGGGGATAATTTTTCTACAGGTCATAACCCTCTTAATTATGAAATTTTCGAAGGTTAAATCTCGTTGTTGTCAGTAGGGTTGTTGTAATCCTTGTAATACTCACCAAGCTTAGGCTTGATAGGATTATTTTCAGCCCTTTTGTCACTCTCTTGAAACAACCAACGATTTTTCTTAACTGAAAATCTAAACAATCTGGCTGGAATATCTTTCCCAGTACCTACATATGTTAAACGATGATAGTCACCGTCTTTAGCGGTTGAAATGTCTGGTAAAGTTTCACCAGTTGTAAAGTCTAAACCGTTTGGAGGCATCGCATCCTCTATATACAATCCTCTAGGGTTCACGTTAAGCTTGTTTAAGCCCGTAAAACCTTGATCTTCTGCACGTAGTACTTCTTCTTCGGTAAACTGTCTTAAATCGCTTGTATCTGCACCTAATTCTGGTGTTTGTGTATTAGCAACGCCAGCTAACAGTTGGGTTTCGTCAGAAAAGTCTTGAAAAACTGGATGTTCGTTTAAACCGTTTAAATCTTTTAAGCCGTATTGTGATAAACCGTTATCGTCTATATCCTGATCTAAGCCATCGAAAATGTCCATAGTTTCCGCACTTGCCATCATAGGTTGTGCGATAACTCTTATGTTAATTGGTTGCCAACCAGGTGTAAATGACTGGCTATCCCACGAAACATCATTAACTTCCAGATATTTTTTCACAGGAGTCATGTTGAAGTCATACTGTATTTCACTAGGCAATTCTATTATATCACCAATTACTAATGGACGACCTAACACGCTTACCACAACAGAGAAGTTCATCTTCAAATAGAATTGCTGGGATGGTAGTTCAATACCAAACATTGTAAGTTCTGTTTGTGCATCCAACAAATCATACGACGCTTTTAGCAAAACACTTTCGGAAGCGTAATCACGATCACGATTTTCCTGAAAAATATCATCTTGTATATCGTCTATAGATGTTAGATCATAGTCCATCAGTTCGATAGCTTGAACCACCCAAAAATCATTAATGCCACCGTTAAAATCTAAGGGGCGTATTCTCCAATATCTGGATGGTGTTGTATGTTTGAAATTTACTTCGATTAAAGCGTTAGAATCTGGTAAGGTTAGTATTGCAGCCCCAAACCATTTTTCACCGTCGTCGGAACGTTCTATTCTAGCTTTGGTAACACGATTTTTAGTGTTGTCACCTTGTTTTATTTTGATCGTAGCAATGTTATGACGAACGAAGGTTTCGATGCCATATTGTTTACGGGTATTATCAAGTATAATTTCACCGAAATCATATCCGATATAAGAAGAATCGACAACGTTTTGACCACGTTGAGCCGAACGCCATTCATCTATATAAGCAGTGAAAGCATTCTGAGAAGAAAAATTTGTGTTAGCATCGCCAGATGAAATTGATGTGCCATTACCAACTAGATCAACTAATACGCCCTGTTCGTGTATCCCTAATAGTGGGAATACATTAACATCAGCACCAGCAATGTTTAACTCTTCAATTGCTATACAATTCATATAACAAAATTCAGTGCTGTTAGTTTTAGTTAACTGCCAAGGTCTGCAATTAGGGTCTGTGTTAGCGCAATCGCAATCTGCAAAATGTGTTGAATCGTTACATGCCATTTTTAAAATCCTTTAATGATATGCAACTATTTATACACTTTTATAAATCCCGAACTACCACCGCTCCATTAGCTATTGTTAAGTCAACTTTATTGTTCATATATCTGGAATCGTAAAGACTATCATAATAATCGTCCGTCACTTCATCCCATGATGTTTCCCCACTCGGAAGAACACCGTTGAGCATGTGTTGAATAGCAAACACTTCGCTCCTATGGTGGAATACCGTGTTAGGTGGTTCGCCCTTTCGGGTCTTATAATCTAAATTCATTTTCGTTACCGTATCATTTATCGCCTATTGTGTTGTGCGAATATTAGCTTATCGTGTTGTAAAACACTTTAGTTGTTGGAAGTATAACACTTGTGGCGGTTTTTTGCAATTTATAAATAGTTTCAATCTTACTATTGATATTTTTAGAAAATGCGAAAATACACTAAAGACGAAACCGTTGTACAGTTCATAGAATTACATGGCGAACAATACGACTATACAGAAATGTTGTATAACGGCAATGCGGAAAAGGTAAAAATCATTTGTAAAGAACATGGTGATTTTTACATGTCTCCAAATTCACACAAAGCAGGAAGAGGATGTCCAAAATGCGGTTACAACGTTATTTCAGAAAAAGGAAAATTATCACAAGAGCAAGTTATTCTCGATTTTAGGGAAGTTCACGGTAATAGGTATAGTTACATATTGGTCAACTATATTTCTAGTAGTACAAATGTTCGCGTAATATGCAGACATCATGGCATATTTAACATAACACCGAATAACCATAAAATGGGTCGTGGCTGTCCCAGTTGTAGTAAAGGTGGTTTCGATTTCACTAAACCAGCAATATTATACTATGTTAAATTCAATTTGTATAATCTTTACAAAATTGGGGTTACTAATTCCACAGTGAAACGTAGATTTGGTGAGGAATATAAAAAGATAGAAGTGGTAAGAACTATCCCATTTGCTAATGGTAGAAAATGCCAAATGGTAGAACAGAAAATTCTTAATCGCTACCGACACCGACGATATTTAGGCGACCCAATTTTGAAAGGTGGGAACACCGAAATATTCGACGGTAACGTGTTAGGATGGTATTAGCCTAACACCATAGTTGATTCCATTCCAAACTCTTCTGGACTTTCAACAACGTAATCTTCTAGCTCTAATATCAGCCTATCAATCATTTCTACTGCGGTTTGATACAAGTCTTGCGCATTCAATGAAACACCGTTAGCACCTGGTAATGAAGCATACTTACCACGTATTTGCGCTAATATTAACATAGCTTGCGCTAAAGCGAAATTTTCTATCCAAGGTTTCAATCTTCTATCATTAATCAAATCTTGTTCAGTTCGTTCTACACTCACATCCATTAACATTCTTTCAGGTTTATGGATGGCTTGTAAAACATCTAAAGCTCTTGAGTTTTCGTTAAACTGGAACAACACTCTAGTAGCAAACAACTGTTCTAACTGTTCTATATAATCAGCAACAATATGGAACGATATTAAATCGTAAGAACCCATGTTATATAAATGGTTAATAGTTACCTGTCCGAACTGTGCATTATCATATAACGCGCCTAAGAATGCGCTGGTTGTACGATACATACCCATAACAGTTACGATCTTATTAAAACCATTCCCGTTGTTTGTAAGTAAATAGCGTTGCACATTAGTTTCCATATCTATAAAGAAGAAACCACGCTTATACGCAGAACTAGAACGTTTCCTAAGTTCCT